TATCGTAGAGACTATACAGGTGAAACCATTACACATGTTGAGAATGGTCAGCTAAAATCTTTATTTGTTACTCCTCGTGAATTTCCAAGTGATCGCAGTGTTAGCAATGCTATTGTTTTAGGGAACGGAATAAGTCGTTTAAGCCCAGATATACAAATTATTTTAAATCAAAATAATAAACGTATTGCAGAAGGATATAAAACCACATATGCTTGCAATGCAGCTTATCGTGACACACCTGCTGATTACTATGTGTTTAAAAATAATATCTTTTTTGGTGATCCAACCTATCCAATTGATAATGCAAAAATATTTCTTCAAAATGATATTTGGGTAAATTATCGCGATACAAATTTAATTCCTAATATTTGGTATATGGATAGTGGAAGCACTTGTGCATTTCTTGCAGCATTTGATGGTGCTAAAAAAGTATTTTTATTTGGATTTGATGGCAGCGGTGACGTTAATAACAATGTATATGATAATACATTAGGTTATAATGATAGTAATTATACACACGATAAGCACAATGCTCATTTAACAAATGTTGTTAGAATTTATAGTGATGTAGAATTTTATCGTGTTAGAAATCATTATAGTTTTGATTTTAGTTCACAATTAAATAGTTTGCCAAACTATCATGAAGTAACTGTTCGTGAAGCAATATTATTAGGTGACTTTTAATATTTCTTGAATAGTTTTTAATTTATCACGAATAATTTTATTAGACAAACTGTTATACAAACCAGGATGTAATGGTTTTGGCGTTGCGCTTAAATCACACCATGAATAACCTTTATGTTCGTTGCTCAACGTTGGGATAAATTCTGTTGGCACTATCACTACAAATGTGTGATAAGAGAAATGTCCATCTGGGCTGCTGAAATATTCTAAAGGTAATACTTTTTTTATTATTGGCTCAAATCCAATTTCTTCACGCACTTCACGCATTAATCCGCCATAAAGTGTCTCGCCATTTTCAACTTGTCCACCAACAAGTGACCAAGTATTACTATAGGTATCTTGATCTCGTAATAGAAAAAGTGCACGACCAGATTGTTGACTTATAAAAAGTGCACCAACTGCTGTTAATTCTCTTGCGATGAGTGGTCTTTTCTTTTTCATTGATATACAATAACACTTTTAGAAAATTAAATCAAATTACAATTGACCACAAACCTGCTTGATAATAACCTTCCCATGATTTAACCCATTGAACGCCATTCCAACCATACTGCATATTAGTATATGTATTAGTAACATAAGAAGAATTGCTTGTTGCATTTGGTCGATAAGCAACAACCCATGCATTGCTGTTATATTGTATAATATCATTGGGCAGTGCAGGCGTAATACTAGTATCAGCATTTTGCCAAACAACTGCACCGTTGCCAACACTAGCATTTCCTAACGGATTTACAATTAGATAACGCTGTCCTGATGATGCAGCAGGCAATCCGATGCCTGGTCCATTTTTTCTTGGGTCCACAATGGCATCAATACTCGGAAGAATATTTGTTGGAATAGTTTTAGGATCAACATTAAAAATTAAGTTATATTGATTGTTAGGATCATATGCAACAGTTCCAGTAATCAACGATTCTGTTGTTGTATTTGTTAGATACATCATACTGTAATTGTTGGCAATATTACCAAATAAATTAATAACTGGTGACCAAGCAATTGAATTTGAATTTATTGTTGGCGTGGTGAAAGTTGTATTATTAATAATAGGTCCGCCTTGTGGAGTAAGACTAATATTACTTCCATTTACGATAACGCCATAGCCAGTTGGTGTGAAATACTGACGATCACCTAAATTATTAATAGCTTCTTCAATTGCTAACTGCGGATTGCCATTAGCATCGTATGTATTAGCAACCACACTTTGAATAATACCAAGACGCAAGATTTTAGCTGGTGTAGATAACCATATTGGCATTTCAAATGTTAAGGTTGCAACATCAATCGGATCATCCGCGCCAACTGGAATATCACGAGTAGTCCACTTGGTGTTTGATAATAATACATAACTTAAACTTGCCCAATCAAAGTAGTTCTGTGAACTTTGTAATTCCATATCTGGATTAAACATACAGCAAATTTGTTCCCACAACTGACATTTTTGGTCAAAATTACTTGTCCATAATTCCATAACAACCGTTAATCTATATGGCGCTGGCATCAGACGATTAAGTGAATAATTTTGTCCTTGTTGACTTGTAACATTTCCAGTTAAAGGGTCGGGTGCACGAGTTCGTAAACTTGTGTTATCTACATATTTTGGTTCTTGTATACGCTGACGATCATAATCAACTTCCTTGATATAACAAACCATCATAGGAACATTTAATGTGCTTACATCGCTATTATTTTTTAAGATAGCACTAACTTGACGATTCGTGTCAGCATAACGAACTGGAACACGAGATAATACACTATTTCCATTAGCATCCTTGCCAAATTCAACATACATCTCATCAAAAATGCGAATGAATTGATTTATAAATCTGCGTATTTGTTTATCGTAAAAATATTGACCCACTTGATTATCCTAGTTTATCTGGTGTTAGATTAAACAAATTACTTAGTGTTTGACTACTTGGTATTGCATAACCATTGGCAAGCTTAACAGTTCCGCTATTATTAATGAATGTGCCAAGTTGTGTATTACTATTAGCACCAGTAATATTAGCACGTTGTACATCTTGAATAGCAACCCAAGTTGTTCCGCTATAACGGAATAGTCTTGCTGGAATATAATCTGTTCGCAATGCATATTCACCTTGTTGCGGATTTAATGGGAATGATGTTGCAACATTTACTGGTAATCCGTTTGGTGCATTGCCATCTCCGCTCAAATAACCACTAATAACAGTAACTGGACTGATGCCATCTTGTGTTGGTAAAATGAAAAGTTTATTCACACTATAGCCACTGTTTGGCACATCGTTTTCTGCTTGGGAAATAACAGCATTATTAATTTCAACGTTTAAGTTGTAACTGCTCAAGAAATCACCCAATGTACTTCCAGTTGGAGTTCCATCAGCACGATATTGTTCTTGGTTAAGAATGTCTTTGAACTCTTGACTATCAACCATTGGCGTAACTTTACAACGCCATAGATGTGGCCACCAAGTTTGTGCATAACCTTCTGCTGCACGAGTAGTTTCTTGAACTACATAAAATTTCTTTAGCGCAACAGGAATATTAGGATCAAGCGGATTAAAATCACGAAGATGCGGCAATTCAAATACATCGCCTGGCATAATTTTGCGACCAAGACGCTCACTCATATCATTGATATGAAATGTGATATAAAGAGTATCATTAGTTACCATAAGACCAAATTGACTTAAGTTAAAGTCGTTGTCTTGAATGGTATAATGTCCACGNANNGCATACACATCTTGCGAATATGCACGATCACGGTTTTCTAAAAAAAGCAAATCTTGAATGTTTTGTACACTTTGACTGCCATATTGTGGTTGTGTTAAATCGGTTGTTTGACCTTGATCTTTTGGACCAAGATATTTGTGAACATTGATTCCAACGCCACCAGCAGTAAACACTTCACGGATACGATTATCTTGAAATTTAAAATCGTTGCTATGATTTTCTCTATATAAACTTAATCTTGGCATGGTTAATCCTACAAGATATTTATTGTAAAATTAACCGTGCGCTATTAAGGTTTTTTGAAAACAAAGTAAAAACGGTCGCCGCTGTCTTGTTTCCAAGTTTCAAGTTTTATATTGTTTTCTTCTGCAATACGAACTGCAGTTTCAAAATCCCAATGATATCCATCTATCCACTGATCATGTTGCGGCTTGTCTGGATTAAAAGAGTTACCACGGCAAAATACTTTTCCGCCAGACGATAGCAGTTCAAATACTTTTACAAATCTTTTAGCTACCCATTCGTAACTGTAAAAATTAATACTGCCAAATACAATTATTGCATCAAAACTTTCTGGTTTAGATATAAATTCTAATATATCAACCATATAATCCGCTGCTGGATTATATTTGTCAATTCCTATAAGATTGGGTATGTGTTGTTTGAATTGATTAAATCCACATCCAACATCCAATACTGCTTTTGGATTTAAATCATTTATTTCTTTAACAATGTTCCATCCTGTAAAGCGATAACTATCTGTTCTTGGTTTCCAAATTTCACCTCCCCAAAAACGTGACATATATTTTTCATCTATTTGGTTTGTAAAATCTTCAAGTGTTCCTTTATACTCTAAATCAAGACTATGAAACGTATGATCAATGTCGTGCATAAATTTTTCTAAACGTTTTGATGTCCATGGAAGTTCATTTATAATTGCATCTTTGTTTAAGCTATCACGAACTTCTGCATATCTTTCTAATTTAAATGCTTCGTTTATATTTTTTAACAAATAATTATAAATTTTCTTGTTCATCTATTTTTTTCCTGATTTTGATAAATAATTTTGAGATATTAAATTTTTCTACTAAATATTTATGATTTAGGAAACGTGCATGGATTTTTTTAAAAATAAGAAAAAAAATAAAATAATTTTACTTTTTGGTCCGCAAGGAAGTGGAAATCATTTGTTTAGTAAAATTTTTGCACTACATCCAGATGTGCATGGTTGGGAAGAATTATTAGATAATAGTGATCCTGATAATTATTTTGTTCCACATTACAAAGAACCTAATAACAAATATTGGGATGATATTGATAGCATAACATTAGATATAATGGGTGGAAAAAATTATGCAGTCTTAAGTGCAAGTGTTCCATTTTGGAATAAAGATGAATTGCAAGTTCCACCTATTAATAAACTCATTGCTAAATTACAAAGTTTAGATATAGAAATTCAAGTAGTAATTATTGGTCGAGATAAGACAATATTAACAAACCAACAAACCAGAATGCGTGGCGGACCTTCGTGGGGTTGCATGACACAACTTATTCGTTGGTTAGATACTACTCCATTCTATGTTAGTACAGAATTATTTTATCTTTATGGAAAAGCGTATGTGCGAGATATAGGAAAATGGTTAGATTTTCCTGTAGCCTACAATGATCCAAGATTAAACGACATAATGAGTGAAGATTCAAATGAAAAGTATATTCATCAAACATCTAATCCAAAGGTTGATGACATCGTTAAGCGAACTGGATATCCAGTAGCAGTACAAAAAAAGGAAATATTTTAAGGATGACTGAATATGAAAACTGGGGTAACAGTCGTTGGGAATATACTAAAAGCAATAGCCGTTGGCATTTTGATACTAAACGGGCACCAACACTCGGTATAGATAGCTATACTCATGTCTGCAGATTTGATGTAGATTTTACTGATGCTATTGCACAATGTATGCCAAAAACAAAAAAGAGCACATGGGGTTCGCGCAATCCTACTATTGAACGCATTTATAGTGCTGAACCAGAAGAACAAGATTTAATTAACGCTGGCGCTGATCCTAAATCTCCTGTATTTGAACGAGCATCTGCTGACGATATTGAACTTTTTCAAAAAATAAATGATTGGCTTGGATTAGAAGAATCAACGATTAAATTCCATAATCAAACTACTGGACAAATGCTTCATACTCATATGGATAACTTTGCTGGTAGACCAGAGCGTGAGAATAGTTACAAAGTTGTTGATTTTGATAAAAATCCTGATATAATAAGAAGATTCGCTGTAATGTTATCTGATTGGGAACTTGGTCAAATATTTCAATTAGGTAATGCTAATTTTACTCAGTGGAAGGCAGGAGATTGTATTACGTGGGAATGGAAAGATATTCCACACAGCACTGCTAACATGGGTTGGTGGGATCGTCCTATGTTGCAGATAACAGGTTATGT